GGAAGGTCCATCCGTCAAAGGTACTGTGAGAGGAAAATTTTCCAATGCGGGGCTGACGAGCGCATGCGTTCGCTAGTTTTGGAAAATTTTTTTAGGTCATTTCGTTCGTTTGGGCAGGAGGGTAGACGTGGATGATGTGGATAAGTTGGAAAATTACATACCGTCCTGCGAGGTTGCAGACATCATCGGAAGGGACGTCCGAACCGTACAGAAGCTGACAAAGGACGGAACATTGACCTGTGAGAAGAAAAAGAAT